ACCGTCAACATTGTTGACAATGGTTCTAAATACTATCGTGGTATGAGCCCCGATACCTGAACTGTTATCCTGTTTAACTTCCACTGTTTCAACTTCAGGAAAGCTTCTAAGAATTTCTAACATTTTTTCTAAATCTTCTTTGTGCAAATACATTAGATATCTCCTTTACGATCTTTGGGTAAAACAAACCCCCAATCAGTTACTACTCCATTTATAGTATGTGTTTCATTTTCATCATAAGCCCATCCTAATGCCTTCATCATGCGATGCTTAACTAGTAGGTTGGGACTGCGAAAAGCTTCTGTGTCGTCGAATCCCAGCATAACACCGATTTCGCAGACTGCACCACTACGGCAAACTCCTGCATGACAATGAACAATCACGTTCATGCAATTGTCTTTAGCGTGTTGCAACAGTCTAACCAACTCGTTGGCTTGATCCTGACTGCATCGCATTGCTTCATCTAGTGCGAAATCTTTTTCCTCAATATCTAAAAATCGAAATTGATGTACTTCTTTAAACGAGTACTTGGGAGTAGGAAAGTCGCTGTCCGGATCACAGATCTGAATCAACATGGCATTCTCGCCAGGATTAATATGTAATCCTTTTTTAATGTCACTCATTGCAACGTTTTGAATCCACGGCATAGATATCCCTTATTTTACCGGCCCCACATAATCTGCACGGACATACCAGTCCGGAGCTTCTTTCAAATTGTTATGATTAGTGTTATAGTCAATGGCTGCTTGGCGAGCTTCTGACTCATTATCGAAGTACCAGGTGTCCCAGTGCTTCTGTCCCCAACTACGTTCATATTCGGTTAGTTCAACTTTGAAGGCAACAACAATGGGATTCGGGATTCTGGGCATCTTAGACTCCTTTCTATTGAGTCTTTAGTATAACACCAAACTGTAAAAAGTCAATTCAAATAGTGTTGTATAAAAACAACAAAAAAGATAGTTCTTTTGTGTGTCAGGAAGAACTATCAAAACCCCGCGGACAGCAGCCCATCCCACGTTTCGCTCCGGCGGACGCTGAATAAAAAAAGCCCGCCGAAGCGGGCTGTGTGGGTCAGCGATTAAATCGCATATCGATCCACCATTACGGTTTTCAACATGATTGCTTCTGGGGAGAAGTCATCCATGTTGCCGCTCAGGATTCCTTTTGCTACAGCAGGGCTGAAGCCAGAAACTAGAGCGGTTCCGCTCTTGTCAAATTTGACAGGAGTGTTACCGTATGCGGCATTCAAGTTCCAGAACACTACACGAGGAAGGGCATAGCCAGCTTCCGCATACTTGCGTTCCATCATCTTGATGGCAGATTCATCTTTACCGTCAACAGCTCCGTCGAACTGCATGTCGGAGAAGATTACAAGAGTTTCAGGCATTTCTGCTTGAGGGACCTTGTTCTGCACCGCAGTCTTAAGGATTAGATCAAACGCCGCGTTCAAGTTGGTGTTAGCAACTTCTCCGGTGTTCATCTGATCAATCTTTTGATTGATGTTACCCTTAAGGTTGACCAATTTAGGAGTACGACTGAATGTTAGGAAACAATCAGCGAACTTACCTTTGTTCTTGTCTGCAAAATACAGACCCAGACTGATTGCAACTTCAAGACAGGTTAAACCTGACTTAGAGTTGTGTCCGCCTGCCGAACAAGTCATTGACCCGCTACTGTCTACCATAGGTAGTACATTAGCATCGCCAATGTAGTTAGGTAGTGCGTCCCATTGTGCTTGAATTACATCTAACTCTTGCTTGGACATGTTGCGGGTACCGTAACCGATACGACCTTTCAACACATCATAAGGAAACACTGCACCAGCGTTAATTTTAACGCCAGCTTCACCTTTTACCAACTTGGTTACATATTCAGCATATGTGGTACCGTGACGGCCAAATGCTTTCTTGTAACGTGCATGTGCCACTGAAGGAACATGACTATAGTTGATGTTGTCCCAGTCATTGGCACACATTTGTGTTTCAACAACATTGGTCAACGCAACAAGGCTTTTACGATATTGCTTTGGGGTCATTCCAAAGAATTCACGGATTTCACGTGCAACATCGCCTTTACGTGGAGTCCACTTTGCTGCCAATCCATTACGGTTACGCAATGCATCACCGAGCATAGTGTATGCCTGTGCCTTAAGAGGCTTAGTGTTAAACACCAGCAAGTCATCGTAACGACCCAGTTCTGGGACCTTAACCATTAGACGACTAGCATCTTCTGGGTTAGTCAATTCCAGATGTCGCAAGACATCACGGAACAGTTCGCGTTCACCAGAGCCACCACGTGCATCACGTGCCCATTGGACGATACGCAATGTTAGATCGGAGTTTTCTACGTAAGCCGCTGTAAAAGCCGGAACAATATTCTTACCACGGCTTGCACCGATGTTATAGAATAGGTCAACACAGGCGTTAGCACTGGACTTGCGAGCCTTCATACCATTTGTGGTACGAGTTTTTTGATTCTTTATTGCTTCTGCGAATTGCATAGTACTCTCCTTTCTTTGATTTTATGCAACAGGATGCGCTTTAGTTTCATTTATGAGTTGAAATTTAAAAGTTGCTGAATGCATCCTAAAAATGTATTATATACGATTTTTAATTTAATGTAAATTGATTTTGGATAAACAGGATGTTCGTAGCAGTTTTTTTATTTTCTGGTCTGACCAATTATGCTACTCAGACCATACCAACAATTCATGTTGTCTAGTTAGTAATTGTGTCTGCTACTAACAACATAGACTGTCTTTCCAATCTGTCGTCTATTCCATCAATGTCTATTACTAGAACAATATTTCTATTGTGTCCTTCGACCACCTTCAATAGCAGTAAATCAAGTTGTTTAAAATGCTGAACACATCCTAATAAAAATAACAGGTTAGTTGCCTACTTTTTAATTTAAGTGAGAAATCGAAACTCACTTCGACAGTCTTTGAAGTTATCTCTGACTGTCTGTCCATGTATTGGTTACTTGCTGAACCTAACCTAAAAATTTATTATGTTGTTATTATATAGAATTGATAGATTAAAGTCAACGAATTAATCTATCAGAATATGTATCTATTATATCAAATATCACCTGTGACTAAAGAAACATCGTACCCAGCTTCTATTTGTTTGGCATTACAAAATATTGTATATTCGTCTACGGCAGATTGATCTGTAAAATGGCGTTCTCGTACTACAAACCCGTCATTATGAAATACATGAGCGATACCGTCGGTTTTACCTTGACTTACTAATTGATCTAAAAATTCGTCGAAAGCAGCCATGTACGACACATTTGCCGCTATTTGTTGACCAGTTTCTTCTGTCATTGTACCGGCCGATTTTTTAGTAAAAATCATAATAATCTCCAGATGAATATACAAGTATTTATACTTTAATAAAATTTATTTTTATTTTGGTGTCCGATACTGGGATCGAACCAGTGACCTCTACCGTGTCAAGGTAGCGTTCATACCACTGAACTAACCGGACAATAACAGGTTCTCGTTTTCGTGCTACCATTACACCACACTAGAGACCAACCTAGTGCTGGGATTCGAACCCAGACCCTCTTTTTCGCAGAAAGATTATTTAAATTGCTGAAAAGAACCTAATGGTCAAATCATTTGTTATATTGTGGATTTTGTCAGTTTATTGTTCCACAACCTCACGACGCCATGACAACTATATTGCCGCACTGCTCGATACCACCTCTGCTTTCGCAGCGTCCGGAATAACAAAATAAAACAGGATACCTTCGTTTGACGAATGCTCTACCTAATGAGCTAAATTGGCATGAAGCCAACTGTTGGAATCGAACCAACTACCTATCGTTTATGATAGTTTTGCTGTATGTATCCTAAAAATCTGGTCCGGCGTACAGGAATCGAACCTGTATTTATAGCTTAGAAGGCTACTGTTCTATCCATTGAACTAACGCCAGTATAACTTTATTATAATAAATTTTCTATTTAAAGTCAATGTTGATAATTTTTTATGAAAAAATGTTTGATTAACAGCCCTTCAGTATCAAATTCGAACCACTTATCACGAACATTAAAATTCCAAGCATTAGGATACGCATGATGATTATTGTGCAATCCCGCGCTTAACAGTAAAAATCTAGTAGAATATTGATTTGTACTACAGTCATCTGTGTTAAAATTCCTATAACCCGCTGTATGCCCTATGGCATTAGTAAAACCTGCCATAATGAATGTCATTAGATTTGGTATTGCAAATAAGATCAACAAAGGAATTATCGAATTTACAATGTAAGAAATTAAACTTAGTATCATTACCCAAGATAGTACGATTTTAAAATAATGCCTATGCAAAAACATTTGTAATGGATCTCTCAACAAGTCTTTAACTGAAGAAAAATCAACTATCCAATTCTTATCCCACATTGTTAGCCAAGTTTTAATTATTCCTATATTTTTAGGGCTATGTGGATCTTTAAAAGTATCGGAATATCTATGATGGGTTCTGTGTACCCCTACATAAGATATACAGCTACCCAATCCTATTAGGGTTCCACCGATTAATAAAAAATTTTTTTTAAATTCAGAAGTTTTAAAACTTTTGTGACTAAAAAATCTGTGTAATCCTATCTCTACAAAAATTCTACCAATCAACAAAGAAATATAAAAATATAAAAAATTTACCCACCAAGTTTCGTTGTTAGTAATTACCCACCATGTAGTTACAATAAAACTTATAAGAATTAGTAATTTAACTTTTATTGCAACATGTGACACTGCTATTTGATCGGGGTCGATAAATCTTAGATATGTGATCATATATCATATTTATAGTGGTCCCGCCACCAGGAATCGAACCTGGATTTGAGTCTTAGGAGGACCCCGTTCTATCCATTGAACTACAGCGAGTTATATTATTTAGGCTCGGGAATCTTTTTCAATGTTTCTTTTTTTATCAAGCAATCACGTTGAGTGCCCAATTTAAAAACTCTAAGATATTCCACGCCGTCAATCAATTGAATATCTTTTGTGTTATTGCAATAGAATCTTTCACGATTCCGAATATTTTCAAAATAGATAGTTTTCATTTTTTCTACTCCGTTGTTGGTGCTGATAGCGGGAGTCGAACCCGCGACCTCATCATTACCAATGATGTATTCTACCAACTGAACTATATCAGCATGTTCAGTGTCACTGCTCCAATAATATAGCTACTGTGACACAAAAACTTCTTAGGGGTGACTAACGGGGCTCGAACCCGTACT